TATGTAGGTCCTGAAGGCGAAGGCGGTATTGGTAAACGCTATGCCATCTTTACTGAGTTTGCCAAAACAGCCCCATCCATCGAGGCTCCTTCCGTTGGGATTGATGAAAACGGCAGGGTAATGTTTGACAATGGGCGCCATCGGTATGCTTACTTTAGGGATAGGGGTCTTAAAACAATCCCTATGTCCATGAGTCCAGAGTCCTTGGAGAACGCTAAAAAGTTTGGCTATGTTGAAGACAAAAAATATGAAATACCTAAAACTCCATATACCGATAAATTTGTAGCAGATGCCGAGAAAGTATCTAAAGCAATCCGCTCTGCCTTAAATAAAATGGGATTAAAAGATGTAGCGGTTAATTTTGAAGACGCTATGATGCGCCGCATTAATGGCGAGATGACTGAAGTCAACGGTGAATACTTTGATAAGTTAATTAATCTTTCCCTATCTGGTGACAATATATTCCGCACCATGAACCATGAAGCTATCCACGCTATGCGAGATCTTGGGTTCTTTACTGATGCACAGTGGGCTTTATTGACTGAGAAAGCCAAAAAAGAGTGGATGAAGAAGTACAACATTGCTGGCATAGAAGGTCGGTATAACGATGCTTCTGAAGAAACACAGATTGAGGAAGCAATTGCTGATGCGTTTGCGGATATGCAAACCCAGCCATCCCCCGCAAAATCTATCATGTCTAAGATCATTAATATCTTAAAACGTATTGGTAATGCTATTAGAGGTAAAGGTTATCAAACAGCAGAAGATATTTTTTCCAAAGCAGCCGCTGGTGAGTTGAAGAAAGACACTACTACTAAGGTATCTGGTAGAGAGCGTATGTTTGAGAAAAAAATGAAGGGTACCTTTGAAGGGCTGACGGAAGATGAAAAGAACTTACTGCGTAAACAGTTTGTTCAGGAAAAGGCTACCGTAGGACAGAAGTTTGAGTCCTTGAAAGATAACTTCTTTGAGCGGTTTATTACGGGCGTCTTTGACGAGTTCCGAGCAATCAAAAAGTATTCAACCGAAGGCTATATGATGGCTCGTTTATCGAAGTCCATCGATGGCGGTTTACAGGGACTGTTAGAGCATGGGCAAGTTTACTTAAAGGACGGAGCTTTAGATATTCGTCCCAATACCAAAGGCTTGCTGGCAATCCTAGAGCCATTAGGTACTGAGGTAGATCAATACCAGATGTGGAAGGCATTAAACCGTGATGCACGGATGCCTCCTGATAAGCGGTCATTTGATGACGCTACCATTCAGTTGCGGGATAAATTATCCCAAGGCAAGTTAAATGGTAAATCCCGTAAAGAACTCTATGACAAAGCCTTACAGGAAGAAAATCAATTAAACAAATCGGTCTTGGATGTTGCAAGAGAGACAGGCTTAATTGATAACGCAGCCTATCAGGTGTTCTCTAACGATATTTACTACATCCCATTTTATAAACAAATGGAAGATGGAAGTGTCGATGCCGTCAATGCATCCTCTAAATTAACAGGTCAGTACTTCTCCAAGGCACTTAAGGGTGGCGAGAAGAAGGTCAATGACTTAATGGAAAATGTGCTTCTGAATTGGTCTCACATCCTGTCTGCTTCTATGAAGAATCAGGCAACGACCAAGACTATCGAGGCAGCAGAGTCAATGGGAGCCGCGGATCGAGCCAAGCCAATGGATGGTAAGTATCCGGCCAATACCATTAAATTTATGGAGAATGGCAAGACAGTTCATTTCACTCTATCCGACCCAGATCTAGTAGACGCTATCTCTACGATCTCCTATCTAGGTCCTAAGAGTGCGTTCCTAGATATTGCCAAAGGGTTTACAAACGCCCTGCGGTATGGTGTCACCCTTTCTCCAGCCTATAAGATTCGCAACTTAATCCGTGATTCGATGTCCTCTGCCGCGGTCTCAGAACTAGGTCCGAATATGTTTGAGAATGTCTATAACGGATTACGGATGTCTAAAAAGGGCGATCCAACCTTTATGGCAGCGTTGGCTGGTGGCGGTATCTTTGAAATGGGTACAGCTCACGAAGGCGACCAAGCTAAGTTAATCAAGCGTCTCATCGACAAGGGCGTCAAAGAAGGTACGATTCTCGATACCCCAGAGAAGATTAAAGGGAAGCTCCAAGACTTATTAAATTCCTATAACGATTTGGGCAATCGATTTGAGAACGCTAACCGCCTAGCCTTGTATAAGAAGCTACGGGACAGCGGTAAATCCCATCTTGAGGCATCCTTTGCAGCCAGAGACTTAATGGACTTCTCGATGCAGGGTCAATTCCGTACTGTCAAAGTCATTGCCTCATTGGTTCCCTTCTTTAATGCCCGTTTACAAGGTCTCTATAAGCTTGGAAGGGATGGTATTACCCCAACCTATCGAGTCATTGCTAATGCGACCACGGGCGCCCCATTGCAGATTGGCGACAAAGAAAAAGCCCAACGCTTTATGACTATGTCCAGTGCCATTATGTTGGCATCTATTCTCCTCTATGGAATCTACAAAGACGACGAAGACTTCCAGAGACGAGAAGGCTGGGATCGGGATAACTTCTGGTGGTTCAAGATTGGTGATGTGGCATTCCGTATTCCTAAGCCATTTGAGATTGGCGCCTTGGGAACGATTGCCGAGAGAACCTACGAGCAGTTGGCTGACGAGGGCGTAGAAGGTAAGGTCTTTGCCGAGCGTCTAAATCATATCCTCATGGATACCTTCTCTTTGAACCCAATGCCACAGATGATTAAGCCTTTGATTGACATCTATGCCAATAAAGACAGCTTTACAGGGGCGCCTATTGAATCTGCTGGTATGGAGCGACTCTCCAAGCAAGAGCGTATGACGAATAAGACTAGCGGTGTGGCAGTTGCTCTAGGCGGTATATCCGAAGGAGCTGCGAAAGTTCTGACATTTAACCCAGACGCACAGGGTATTTCCCCAATCCAGATGGATTACTTTATTAAGTCCTATTTGGGATGGATGGGCGCTACCGCAGCATCCACCGCAGATCTAGCCGTAGAGCCATTTACAGAAGGCACACGGGTTCGTAAGCCTGTGATTGATACCGTAGCCATGGGATTCATTAAGACCGAGCCAGAGCTTCAATCTAAGTATATGACTCAGTTCTATGAGAATAACGCCAAGCTACAGTCTGCCCTGGCGGATATGCGTCACTATGCCGAGCTGGGCGATATGGAAAAAGTTACCAAGATTATGGAAGAGAAGGGCGATAAGATTGCCCTATCCAAGATCTATGACAAAGCTACCAAACAGTTGGCTGAGTTACGCAAACAAAGCCGTATTATCGAAAACAGTAAAGACATTAGTACCGAAGATAAACGGGCTGAGATGAACCGCATTAAGATTTTGATGTCTGATATCGCCAAACAGATGGAAGAGATTCGTAAGTCTAGGTAATTACTTAACGACTAAGTGGTCGTTCTCAAACAGCCAAGCAATCGTCTTGCGGTGGGCTTCTTCCCAAAACTCTGTACGCTCTTCTTTGCTCATCTGGTAGCCCTGATCCAGATTGGAATGACATCGAAAACACAAAGCAGCCACCCTAAAATCGTGAGCCTTCAAGGATCTTCCCTTGCCATCACGGAGTTGGTTAGAGTGAGCTGCGCAGACTGTGCCGTTTTGAGTCCCACAGTTTTGGCATGGTGAATTCCTGACAATCTCTAAAAGCCTTTGATTGCGGTACATTAAAAGACCAATTTAAGGGTAATAATGATGCACAGGATTATGCCGATAATAGAGATAGCAAGGTAGGCACAGTCTATAAGCAACGCCATGTTGTCATAGAACTTTTGTTTTTGATTTCGCCAGTATTTCATTTGAGATTTAAAAATTTCATCATTAAATACACCAGTAAAAATAAAGCCAACGCCAGAGCGAAACCAACCCCAAATACGACTAATATAGTTTGAATAAGTTCTAGCATCTTCCGTCCATTAGCCCTTCTACTTCCCGTTTTAATTGGGCATTTTCTTTTTGTAAACGCAGTATTTCCTTGCCAAGCATATCAATATGATTTCTCATTTTCTCTACGCTAGTCTCGTGTTCTATAAAATCTGCTAATGTTTTAACACTAGCACCGCTATCTACAATTACTGTAGGATAAACAACTGCATCCTCATAGCCTGGATGATAAGGTGCATCTTCTACTTTCTTACGATATGCTTCTTCTTTGTCTTCACTTGTCCAAGTAGTCATTTATTGCTCCTATCTAATATGTAAGTACATTTGTCACCCAAAGCTTTTCGTTCTACAGTTACTTCACAAAGCCCATTAATTTTTTCCAATTTTCTGGCAATAAACAAACAAAGGTTTTCCAAGGTTGGATTGCCAAGCTCTGGAATATTATCTAAAAACTCATGATCTAAAGCATAACGGATAGCGTTGACAGCGTGTTGTAAATTATCAAAGTCAGTAACCATACCATCTGAATTTGGCTCTCCCTCAACTGAAATGCTGGCATGATAGGTATGCCCGTGGATATTTTTTGATTTGATCTGGTCAAAAATATTGACAGCCCTATTAAGGGTGTGTGCTGCATCAAAGAAAAAAGTTTGCGTTAACTTCAAAATAAACCATCCTGTTCTACTTGCATAAAGTTCCATCTGGCCGGTGCATTATGGGATTCTATTCTTGCTCTCATGACTTGCGCCCTAACTTCTTTGGTTGGAGGTGGATAGTTACCATTTTTCCATTTTTGATCGATGCCAACATTCCTGCCAATATTAGTGCTGTCGGTAGAGCTAAATGGGAACTTTGTAAAAATGGCAGGATCTAACATTCTTAGTCCATGCAACTTGCAGATTGGTCTGCCCATATCATCGCAGAGTACTCGCATAGCTGAACCCATCCTAGACCACCAAGCATTAGTGCCAACTGTCGCATATTCACCTGAGCTACCAATACAGACACGAACATAATTGTTAGCCAATTGCTCTAATCTTTCTAATGATTCATGCATATGCCAGACAGGAGAGCCGAACCAGTTTGGTAATGGGCAGTCTTTTAATAAGGCATCGTTCTCAGCCTCAGTTCCGTCAATCACATCAGGAATCACCGCAAAATCACACGATGGTACTTTTTTTAAATTTAATGCCCAATCATAAAAATCAGTCCAATCATTGACTGGCTTGCCTAATTTCCAGGCACTAAAAGCACCATTGTCTATGGCAAACGATTGACTAATCTCTATGGCTGTTCCTACTTGGTCAGAGTGAGCATAAGATACAAACGCATGACCAGCTTGCACTGCGTAACTAGCTACAGTGGCTGGGGTTATGGGCAATCCGTGGTAATGAATCATTTAACAACTGTCCATTGATTATTACGGTTAAGGCTTTTCTCTCTAGCATTAGACCAAGTTTTTTGTGTCGCCCGCTTATCCGCTGTTTTCATTGCACTTCTGGCTTCATTGTAGTATCTGCTTGCTTTGGAACCATTAGAAGACAAAGAATCAACTTTGTTTTTGGCAAGCCAATCCAATAGTTCTATGTGTCTTTCCTTGGGCAGTGCAAATAATCTCTCACTTAAGGCTGGCATAAATTGAGCCACCCAAACACGAACTCCTTGACCTCTATTGCCAATACAATTTTTTGTCCTTTTTAATCCTAGATATTGAGGGTATTTACCAAACTCTTCTATAGCCCATGCATTGAGCTTGTAGCAAGTATCAAAGTTTTGCCAAGACTTAATAATCATGGCATCCCAGAAGCGTTGAGTTGGCTCTCTCATTATTCTTCTCCACCTAATTGCTCACCCCTAACATTCATCAGTCTATCGGCTAAATTATCAGGTTTAGCAAACCGCTTTAGGTGAAGTTTGTCAGAAGTCAGGCACTTGCCCCCTCTAGGTTTATAGAGCGTCCCAGTGACCGCATCCATGAGATACACATTTTTGTTCATATCGGTATCAATAATTACTGGGGTAAGAATGCGTTCTATGCCACTAATGTCTCCAAGGTAAAGCTCCTTGTCTTCTAGCCATTGCCTTTTGGAAGAGGCTTTAGGTCCAATCGGAAAACAATCGTTAGCCTTAGCCATCATGCCGTCAAGCGATTTGCTAATATAGGTTGGGTTCATGTTCTCTCCTTGGCGTATCTGCGAACACTGGCTTTTGCCAAACAATCAAAACACTTAAAGCGTTTAATATTTCTATTGGCAGTCTGGACAATCTTGCCATTTTCAAAAGACTTATAGTTCATGCAAGACGAGCAATACTTCTTTGTGTCTTCGCCAATATCAACATATCCTGCAAATGGAATCGGTTCTTTCATTTCCTAGTTTTCCTTTTAATAGCTACAATCCCCTCCGCTGGGGGTGCATTACGGGCTTCAACAAGCATATCTGCCATCTCCCATATTGCTTTGGGGTTTATCTCACCCTTCATTGCAAACCCAACGGTTAACATAAAGGCAAAACAATCTCTTCTGTCTTGGTCGTTCATTGAAGTTCCTTCATTTGTTCTTTTTTATCGTGGTCAAATAAAGTTTCACAGTTAGCCAAGAAGGTTGCTTTAGTCATTCCTAGGCTGTTAGCTGATACACACGCTACATACAAGGCAGCAGCAAAGGAATTCACATACTCAGCCTGTTCCTCGACCATAACTTTTTCTATCTCCCGCACCAAATCAAGCACGGTTTCTTGGTTCATTTTTGGCATTTTGGTTCGTGCCTCAGTATCTCAATCTGTTTAATAAGGATGTCATTTAAAGCCTTTCCACGGACGGCAATCAAACTAGCCTCTGGATTGTCTTTGATGATTTCACAGGCATCTTTAAGACCTTTGTTATAACCACTGGAATACTCATTCGTCTTATCCAAAGCCATAATCAAAGCATCCCGAATAAAGCTAGATGCCTTACGGCTCTTTGCCATAGACTTCAGCTTTTTAATGTGTGCCTCTGGGAGGTAAAGTGAATAGGGGACTAATTTTTCCATTTTTTATACTCTGCATTTATTTGTTCAAAAAGATATTGCGCTTTTTCATTCGTTTTAAGTTCAGCTCTGGACGCAACATTTAGGTAACTACATAGCCAATCTACTGCCACTTCTTCTTTACGCTCAAAGATATATCCTTGGTCGTGTAAGAAATCCCAAAAGCTTTGCTCACGGCATAACATTCCAGCCTGTTTAACTAACCTAGAACCAGCGTATTCCTCAGCCCGAACCATGGGAACTTCGGTGTCGGCTAGGCGAACCATCACAACCATATACCTAGCCCCCACAAAGTCCCGAAGGATCTCTTCTGGGATTTCATCTGGATGGATGGCCAGATTCAACACATGACCATCCTTAGTCTGCTTTAAGGCTATTTTCTTAGCTTCAAATTGACTGGTTTCCATTAGATTTCCCACTCATCCTTATCGTTGGAGACTGGTTTGGCTTCTTCCTTCTTGACATAGGTATCCACGACTAAAGAAATAAACCGATTTCCAGTCTTCGTAGATTGCTTTTTCCAGCCACCCAGCTTAATTTCAATACCGTCTCCATCGTGCTGCTCCATTAGAAACTTGAGATAAGAACGATCTACCTTGATAGAACCAAAGTAATCGGGTGACTTTTCTGTCGTACGAATTGTTGATACAAATAAACCGCCAGTATTTAAATATTCCATGTTATGCCTTCGTTAATAATTTTTTGGTTGCTGAGAATTTTTCCATGAGCTTAGAGTAGGCGACATCATCCAGAGCCTTTGCCTTATCAAAGACAGAGCGATTGGTCTTGAAGATCGTTGCCACATCGTCTACGCTGGTAGCTACGGCAAGAAGGGCATCGCATCCAGCTCCAAGGGTACCCATCCACGCCCCGATATCCTCGTTATCAGCCAAGGATATTTGCCATGGTCCGCTGGTTGCTTTTGGTTTCTCAACCTTTGGCTCAACCTTGGCTTCTGCCTTTTTTGCTGGCTCATCCTTACCCATAGTCGCATCCAGAGCGTCATGCTCTACGATCTCAAAGGCGTTCGTCCATAAGTATCTACGCAAATAGGTCTGCACCGCACCTAGGTTCTGGACATCATGGCAACCTTTGAGTGCAGCCGAACTCATGGGTGAGGTAAACATCACCGATGTGCCATCCTCGACATCGTTAATCTGCAAGTATGCCATCTCGTGGTTAAACGATAAAACACCGCACAAACCGACATCATTACAGATCGTTTGGATGGTTGGCAGAAAGTCTCCCAGCTCAAAGTAATCATAGCCAGCAAACTTATTCTTACCCGACTTGGTTAGTTTTTTTCCTTGTAGAGCTATCCTAGCTTGTTGTAGTTTTTTATATACGCTCATGAGACCTTTCCGAGATAGAGGTGAGTTAATGTTTTTGCCATGGTGTAAACCTTCCAAGCCTCTTCAGATATATCTTTCTGAGGATCGACATATGACGAGTTTGATGCTAACGCCACCATAAATTTCAATGTTAATTCCTGTGATGTTTCCATGCTATTCCTTTATATTTAGTTCAATCAACTTACTAAGGTAGTGTTGTGCTTTCCGTAGATCCTCTATCCCACCCTTTTGCTTCCACCGTGATACATACTTAATTACATTTCCTTCAAAATACCCAATTTGATTGGCCGCAATATAGTCCCAAGTCTGAATGCCTTGCTTGGTGTAATGGCTACCCCCAACCTGTGTATCATTTGCACTCATGATATCCCTCTCAAACAAACGATTAATAAAACAAAACAACTAATAAACAACAAAGTCTTCTCTGTCCAATACTGGCGGTTGAGTAGGACTGGATCGTTAATTAAATACCTTTGTATCTCCAACATATCGGGGTCTTCCTCGATGTATTTTTTCCGTAGCGGATTGAGGTAGTATTCAGATCCAATCTTGATCTTGCCGTTGTTGTAGTACTTAGCATCTATCATTTTGCTTGTTCCTTTAATAGTTTTTCAGCGTAATCAAACTCTTCTTTATGCTTTCTTTTTAGCTCAGCCAAGCGTTCTACTTGTGCTTTGTTTAACGCTATGGATGACTCCAACCCCTGTTCCAAATGCTTTATGTGGTCTGCCATTTGAATAAGCACATCTGCTAATTCTTTAAGTTTCAGACTGCCAACTTGAATACACGTACCTTCTTTAAGTTCCTTTGCTAATTCATATGCATTCATTTTCTCACTCGCTTTATTTAGTATTTCTTTAGCAAAAACAAAATCAGAAACTACAACATCATGTAACTTATGGTCATCTACCACTTCTTCGGTAACAACATACAAAAGATGTCTTTGTAAATATTCTTTAGCAATTTGTTTCTTTTCCTCATCACTTAACTCTTTTATTTGTGATGCTCTACCAATTTCATAACCACCTTGATGTGCCATAGCCTCGTGATGACTGCATTTATCTAATTGATTTTCTAATTCCGCTATCCTATCTGCTTGCTGACGCAACATTCTAGGCACTCGATTATCACACCCTGCTACTTGCAATACTCGGTCTAGTTCATCGGCTAATTCGTATGCGTTCATTTCTCTTGTGCCTTTCTTAGTAATCCACGCCATTTACTACAGCGTTGAACTGAACGATTCAATACAAACCTTCCATTAATATCAGTCCATAAACCACCACTCCATTTTCGCATTGCCGTTCCATATAGATAGTGTTTTGTCTCGTACACCCCATTTCTTACGGGGGAAATATCTGCTGGATACCATTGAGTTTTATTCAT